AGTAGCTCAAGCTCTAGTAGTTCTAGCTCGATATCAACAAGTTCAAGTTCTAGCTCGTCTTCATCCAGTTCTATTTCATTAACAATGACTACAACATAAAATTATGAAAGGATTAACGAAAATAACTGGATTTAAGTATCAGGGTATTGAATACACAGATGGCGGAGGAATTATCATTACTATCTTAGATAAGGACAAAGACGGAAATATCTTGCGAGCAGAGGGACTATGCGTCCCAACAGACGCTACGACAGGATATGCTAAAGGATGCACCTTCATAGATACTAATGTAGCCTCTTTAACCCAAGGACTTTATGTGAATGTAGGAACGACAACATCTTGTAATTTTGATATTTTAACAGCAAATACTACAAGCTCAAGTTCAGTTTCAACATCCTCAAGTAGCTCAAGCTCTAGCTCGGTATCATCAAGTTCCAGCTCAAGCTCAAGCTCATCCAGTTCATCATCAATAAGTTAATAGATACTTAGGGGAGGCGATTGGCTCGCCTTCCCAATAGTAATTATTAAATTAAAAACTATGGGTTCTCCAGATTGGAGTAAAATTCCATTCGATAAGATGCCTGAATGGAAAAAAGAAGAAATGCTTGGCAAAGCAAAGCAGACAGTAGAACAAATAGAACAATCAAGTTTTGTTTGTGATGTTTGTGGAAAGATTTGCAAAAACCAACTAGGGCTAAATGCCCATAAAAGAAGTCATAATAATTAAATTTAAAACAATGGATGATTACAAATACGAATACATTGATACAGCGACTACAACTCAAGTAAAAACTGGTAGAGGTTTTCTAAAGTCGATTACAGTTGGGACAAAAGCCGCAGGTGCTATTTACGTTAGGGATGGTGTAGATAATGCTGACCCGCTAATTGGAGTTCTTAAATCGGATATAGCAGAAGGAACATATGATTTTAACTGCACATTCGCTAATGGACTTATAATCCTAACTGATGCCGCTACAAAAATTACGGTTACATATAGATAAAAAACTAATTTATAATCTGCCTCGGAGTTTTTTTAGTTTCTCCGAGGTGGATTAAAAAACTAATGCTTATAAAATTTTACACCTTTAATCAGGGACACCTAGTTTCTGATAAGGAGTTTGAAAGACTAAAAAAAGGATTCGCTAAGGAAGGAATGGAGCTGGTAAGAAAAGAA